CTGCCGAGCCAATCGTGAAAGTTGTTGTGAAATCCCTGACTCCACCCGTATAACCGCTTGTGGTATCTACACCGCCGTTATTGACTTGGATGTTAAGCGTATTGTTGACCGCATCATGCCACACGACAATAAAATACCAAGTATTGATAACAGGCGTTCCTAATGTGTCCGCGTGTCTTCCTGTTGTTACTGTGTTTGCCGTATTCCTCACCCAAAATCGTAATCTTAATGTTCCTGATATATTTTCAATGTTGACTAAATATTCTCCACTCCATTTCCCGAGAAAGTGGTTTGCCACGTTAAGTCCAGGCACAGAATCAAAATAAAACCACCCCGCAATCATAAAATCAATATCCCCCATTGACAGCGCGGGGTTGTCCGCAATGGAAAGATATTCGCTATTTACGGCGATAAACTGGGCAGAGTTACCAGATTTAACTCCGTTATGCTGGAATGATGAATCTGGCCATAACTTACAGTCAGGTATCATTGTTGGCCTGAATGTTTTTCTTTTTCTTAAATGAGGGAAGGACATAATTAGTACGTTAGATAGGTTAGGTCATCGCCCGCATTGTTAGAGATGCGGTAAAAACGATTGAGATTGTCAACTGGGATAAAACCTGTTTCGTCACCGGGGCCTAATTCAAACCCTGTTGTTGTATCCGTTGTACCATCAACCACGGTCACTCCTGAAATACCGATATATACATTCCCAGCATTAGAAAGCACTGCCTTAAAATTAACCATACTACATGTAATACTGGGCATTTGAACAGCACTTACAGATCCAGCAAGTTCACCACTTGTGGGGGCCGTATACTTCTTAATCCCGACACTTCCAATTTCATTAGTCCCAGCAGGCAGAGGAATATTGGTCGCCAATGACACTCGGGGAGCATTGACAGCATCAACTCCTGTACCTCCGACAATGCCAACCTGTCCTGCAATCAAATTAACTTTCGCTCTGTCAGTCTCGTCCCAGTCATCTATGGCTTGGAGGGCGATGACCGCTGGGTCGTCTGATGCAAGTGTGGCTCGGGGCACATTCGCAGTGACGGCACCAGCACCCCCAGGAACGTCGATATTGGCGATTTGTAGGTTGGCGTTTAAGTTTAAGTTATCATGGGTTGTCTGATCGACTGTGAGGCTATTTCCCCCATCTTGAACATTGACGGCACTGGCACCCGCCGCGTTGTTAATGGTGACGTCCCCGATATCAACTCCGGGTTGAGCTGATGTCAGTGTGTTTAACTCATTCGCGGCGGTGACGTTTGCGGTTCGTTGGTTTCCGGCACCATCTTGGATTTCGATGGGTTGAATATCACTACGCTTGGGCAGTGGCATGTCTGTCTCCTACATATAGTTTCGGTAAGCAATCTCGCCATCTTTCTTTTGAATCATCTTGACGTCATACTCGCAGCCGTCCTTCATGGCTTCCCGAATGATGGGGGTTGCTGGACATGAAAGTGCCGTGGCAAATCCTCGTAACTGATCGAGGGTTGGGCATATCTTGACCTCTTTGGTAAGTAATCCCTCAACATCGGATACTGCCATATCTGCGTAACTTGCCATTTGCGTGATGCACTTGATGCGGGTCATTGTGGAGTATTCACCATTTTTGCATCGGTCTTCAACTAATCGGTTTAAGAGTGAGACGAGTCCAGGAACCATCAGGTTTTCAATCATTTGTTTTTGCAATGTTTTATCTCCTTTTGAAAGTGCGGTAAATTTATCTGTCCATTCTGGGTCATTCATGAGGTTGGCAAACCCAGTGCCTGGGTATCCACCTCGGTAGACGAGGGAGATTTCTAATACTTTCTGGGGTGTTTCGTAGTAGAAGAACGCGTTGTCCTTGAAGGGGACATGTCCGCATTGGAGGGAGCGCATATCCTGGCTACAAATTGAGCAGGTTGGTTTGTCAAAGGCGAAGGATGCGGATACTTCTGCGATGATACCTGTATTGATGTCAATGATTAGGTCTTGGGTATCGCTTCGCGCAAGTGGGACATAGAAGGGTGCATAGACCATTTTCTGCTCGACCCACGCATCATAGACTCGACCGATGGGCTTGGTCTCCTTTTGATGTCCGATGAGAATGGGAGCGCCAATCGTGAGTTGGGCAAATAGGGTGAGATCGCTTTCTCTGAGTTGCCCTCCGTGTACGGTGGTCTCTGTTCCAATCAGGCGCGGTGTCCACACGACAACCTCGTCGGCTTTGAGTGCTTTTCGGGTCGTTGAGAGTGTGTTAATTTTCTCCGTGAAATCATCTTTGTGGGTAAGGTCTGTGATGATTGTACCTAGTGTTATTGCCTGCATAATTTTCCTCCGATAGCGTTCACTGGGGTTCCTCTAACTTGTTTGTGTCCACAAGTGGGGCAGGTGTCAATTTGCAGATTTACCTGGTTTTCCCCGTTGGGTTGTGGACAGGAACATCTCTTCAGGTGTGTCTTGTCTATGGGCTCGGTCAAGTCCGATTTGTCGTGCGCCTTCATCTTTGCTAATATATCCTCTTTGTACCATCTGATCCACACGCTGTAGCTCCCACTGTTTTGCTCTCTCGTCGATGAGTCGTCCTGGGTCTCGTAATGGCTTGAAATCTTGACTGGCTCTGACAGGGCAACCTCGCAATCGAAGCTCTGTATTTCGTACCCAATCCATGAAGCGAATCCCGTGCTGTGCACCCCGTTGAACGCGTTGCATGAGGACTTCGTGTTGGCTGTCCACCCAGTTCTTCGTGCTGGATGAGGATGTCCCGACGAGCCACCCAAAGAGTCCTAATCCAGCGACAATCTCATCTTCAATTCTGGATAGGTTGATTGACCATTGAAAGTCTTGCCCGCCTGCGGCTGCCATGTAATCAATATTGATGTTGGACATGCTGAATATGTTATCTTCAGGGGCAAGCGAGCGAAACTGCTTAACGGTCTCATCAAAGTCGTTATTGACTCGCCCTACGTAATCACTCACGCTTTCACCTGGTAGTTGGGGAGGGGGAGCAACGGATACTTTAATCCTTGGGAACCCCGCGTTATGGCTTGCCTTTGCCATGTCTTCAAGCAGCTTTTCCTTGACCTCGACTACCCATCGCACGGAGTCTAAGATGGAGCACCCCATCGGGTTCTTGGGGTCTGGGTCAAACGCTGCATAAAAGATTCGGTCTTTGGGGAGCGGGCTATCTTCCATCACCCGATTCTCTGAAAGTTTGCTTTGATAGAGTTTGACGTGATCGCCTTCCCGTTTTAACCTTACAGAGAATGGGTCTACCAGTGCAACATAAGCAATCCCGCTCATGTCAGCAAAGGGTACAATCTCTGCACAGAAACGCCCATTTGTATAGAAGTTGAGGAAGAAGAGTTCGGAGAGTCGTTGAAATCCACTTCCCCACTCGTAGTCGAACTCATACGCCCGTCGATCTAAATCATGAAGGAGGACTTGAGCCTGTTCTTGGTCATCTTTGCTTCCCCCTTCTAGTGATACCGTGTTACCGCTGGTTGAGAGGTCAACCCAGATTCGGATTCCATTAGCTACCATTGGGACGCGGACCCTGAGGTAGCGGTAATAGTCAGAAAGAAAGCTACCCTCATCAACAAGCCACTCCTTTTTCCCAATCCACCCACTTGAGAACCCGATGGGTGATGTGAGTCGGGGGCTGGCGGGCTTTGACTCAGAGATTCCGAATACTTTTTGAAGTGCCTGATTGATGACTTTTGGAAACTTCATTCATGGGTGCCCCTTATTCAATATGGTTTTTTTACAGGAATTCTTGTGGGTCTCGTGGGTTTTAACATGCGACGTGGTTTAGGTTGTTTCGGAAACCAGATCTTCAGAGGATTGGGTACATCTCCTCCCCCACTTCCACTATCACCGCTACGACCTGGATAGCTCTTCGGTACGTAGGGGGGAGGCAGCGCCCTGGGCTTTCTTCTTGCGAGGTCAGTTGTTTCTTCCATTGTCTCCTGGCTCTCAAAGTAGGTATTCTCGGTTAGTTCTAAACTCATGTTTTCAATCATTTTGTAAATCCTCCTTTTTGATTAAATCCAATTTGTGGGGATTTTTATGCGTGGGGGGTTCTTGATGGTGCCCCTAGGGTTTTGTGCAGGAACGGTTCGGCTTCCCTTTGGACCCCCTTTTTATTTATCCACCATAATCCATAATCCTTTAATACTTGCTGAATCGCCACTTTGTCCATTAAGCCCGTAATTGTAGGTAAAACTGCCTGTTGTGCTACTGATAACCCTGTGTCTGTATTCTCGAAATGGGTACACACCCACTTAGGCATAAAACCAATCCGATGCCCTGCCTTACGTAAGTCTTCACAAGCGGGTAGACAGTCACAGTAGGTTGAATCTTGAGTGGTGCGAAACTCCATATTATGCAGAATATCCTTGCGCCAAAGAACACAGCTCATGTCCACATGGTTGGGTTCTGTGACTTGACTATTGTTAAGAATTGGCTTGACACAAGATGGGTATTTTGCGAGTGCAATCGCGCCGAAGTCAGGATGGCAATCTAAAAAGGATGCCATCCCTTCAAGACTTCGTGGTGGTAGAACCACATCATTATCTAGCATTAGAACTAACTCTGTCTCTGCATACAACTTTACTGTATTGCGAGCCTGAGTTAGATTTGATGGAAAAGCGGTTGATACGATTAGGCTAGTACGAATCCCACAATGCCATAAGGTCCCCATGAGGACCTCTGGCGGGATAATACGCCCCTGAACGCAAGGCATCACAATATCAATTAAGCGATTGGACATAGACTACTCGCTATTTGGATGTGCCCGATCGTACTTTCTTCGGGCTCGGTTAATTATTGCTCGGTTTCTAGGAGATGCACACACTCTTGACCCAGAGCGTCCTGGGGGATACCCAGTGAAGAAATGTTTACCACTTGAAGGGTATGACCCAAGGGGTATGTTTGGGGGCGGTAATGGGCCACGCGAGTACTTCTTTTTGGGGTCTCGATAATTTACCTTCTTTGCAAGTGACTCGCTCGCCTCCATATCAACGTAATTCGAGTTTTCTACTAAACTACTCATGATTTCTTCTAAACTGTTTTCTGAAAACATATTAAAACTCCTTACGCAATTTTGCGTTTTGATTTGGCTTGTGAGATTCCAATAATCTTAGGTGAAATGGTAATGGGTATCTTTCCTTGAATTTCGGCTCGGACCCCCCAGAGTGCCATGGCGATGGCGGTCGCGGTGTCAAGTCCATCAAGCGCATCACTGACTTCTTCTAACTCATTGACGATATTCCAGCTTCTTCCGTCTGGCAGGGTCATGGACAACATGGGAAACGCGACAACCCCAAGACCTAGTGCAATTTCAACGCAGGAGATGAGTTCGCCTACCTTCTGCCCACTGAAGTTGAGGGGTTCCGCTTGAATCTCTGATAAGTAATCGGTAATGATGCTCCCAATCCCTGTAACATCGACTTGTGTGAGTCCACCATAGATTTCCCATCGGGTTCGGATTCTGTCCCATACATGCTGCCAGTATGTGGTTTCACTCGTGATGCCCTCTGTATTCTGGTTGAATGCTTCCCACGCAACAACTTGATAGGGGCTTTCGGAGATGTCAATGGTTACGCCAACCGTCATATTTCGGGTCTTTGCTAAGTCCCACCCTGTGCTGTATCGGCTTCCAATGTACGCGCGATCAAGTCCTGTGGCTTGCTCTATGGCTCGCATGATGGAGGGGTATGGGATTCGTCCCTCCGTGGGACGTTCGCCTCCGTAAATGCGTTCCTCTAACAACCCCTTATCCATTGTCTTGATGATTCGGTTTAACGCGTCCTGGTCTAAGTTTGGGTTATCAAGCGTTCTGCCTTGTTGCGTGTAGACATCCGTTTGTTCGGTGGATAGGGAAAATCCTCGGTTCTTGTGGAACTTCTCAAACCTTTGATTGAATTCGCTGCGGCGTTTTCCTGTGCTAATACAATCAATTTGCCCGCCTCGGTCTAAGAGCCGAAGTGATAACACCTCATCGACAATATGGTTATACTGGGGGTCAAACGAGCATTCGTCATAACTTGCATAGTCGAAGTCCCACCCTTCCAGGTATTCTCCCTTTCGCGTGGTACTGCGTCCCCACCATACGCTTCCATTCTGAAATACGATTCTTGGGAATGGGGTTCGCACGATACGGTCAATAAAGATTTTCCGAAAGGTCTTGTTTTCCTCGCGGTTGATAATGTTCCATGCCTTCAATAAGGGCAATGATGCCTGATCGAGGGTGATGGAGGTATTCACCGTTTGATAGGGTGCCTCATAACTCCATTTAGGTTCTCGAATCTTGAAGCAACATTTCCATAGATGCTTGATGGCAATAGATTCTGTCTTTCCCCATCGGTTTCCTGCGCGACACAGGTTGAGGGGATGGATGCTGTTCCTAAGCCACGCTGCTTGTGCGGGATGGGCTTGCCAGTGAAGTAGGGCGTGACCGAAGAAAACTGGGTCTTTGGCCGCTTGGGCAAATGGGTGAACCTTCATGGTTACTCAACCTTTTCTGGTTTCATAACTTTAGGAGGCTTAGGCCGCACGGCGGGTTTGGGAAATGGCGTGAATCTTTGTATTGGTGGTTTTCCACCAATGGGTCTTTGTTTCTTAATAACAGCTTCTCGTTTTCTAAAGAACTCCTTTTGCTTGTTTGCTGCGTCCCGCCCTCCAGGAGGAAGCCCCGCACCGCGGTACTTCGCTTTTAATTCCGTTGGATTGAGTTTGGTTGTTGAGCCTTGTCGAAACATATCAAAATCTTCCTCTAGTGACCCTGAATTAGAGAACAAACTTTCTAAAACTAAATCTTCTGATAACATGGTGTTGTCTCCTATTGGATTAGGGTTAGCCCTGTCTTGATGGAAACCCCAATTATCAGCATCTATAAACGTATTTTCTGAAAACATGATATTTTTCCTCTCATACGGTCTCATACTTCCACTTGGATTGAGAAGCCTCTTTGACTAACTTTTCAAGTGATGCCTCAACGTCGCTCTTGTCTTGGATTTGCTTGCGGAACGCGACAGCGTTGGCAGCGGTCTGTATGAGACGGGTTTGTGTGAGTGATAACTCTTTGCCCTCTAGCCCCCTCTCAAGATAACCGCTTGCTAACTTCTTGATTCGGTCTACAAACTCGTGGTCGGATATATCGGGGAAGTTGATTTCGTCAATGATATGCTTTCGATGGTGACTGAGGACTTGCTTGTAAAGTCGTATTTCAGGGAACTTCTTGATGATTTCTGGATAGGGTATCTCATCAAGCATCATTTGTGAGATTTCTTTTGCGTGTTTAGACTTACAGATTTTGCATCGACCGATGATAATCATCTGAATGTTCCTTGTACTTGGGTGGCTTGGTCTCTCCAGGAGCCCAGGGTCCGTGCTTTGCTGGCTTGGGCCTGGGTGGGTATCCAAGTGTTTTGGGAAAGGCTCGGCGCTCTGAAGGTGATATGTATCGCTTCTCTGGCTTATCTTCTTTGAGTCCTTTCCACCATCCTTTGAGTCCTAGTTCTTCTGAGGTCCCTGGGTTGTGAAAACATCTGGTGCTTGATAGTTGGGCCTGCCCCGAGGAAGTGAATCCGTCTTCTGAAAACATAATTACTTCTCTGAGTGTATTAAGTATGTTTTCTATCAGGCCTCAACCGACTTTTGGGTGTTCGAGTCGGGATAGGAATTGTCTGTTTCTTTGGATAGACTCGTGGAATCGGCTTTGAGATAGGTGAGGGTGACTGATAGTGTATCCTGGGCTTTAATGATGGGAGATCTTTACGCCTGCTCCTGTTTATCTCTGTCTTGAGTGATAAAACCCTTGCTTTATTATCATCGGGGGGGGGGCGCTTCGGGATAGAGTTCTCCTCTATCATCGGTTCGTTACTGAAATCTTCTATGAGATTTTCTTCTGAAAACATTTCTTCTGAAAACATAGTTATCTCCTTATGCAAGGGACCCTTTTGGTGCTTTCTTCCACCGAGGCTCCTTACTCTTGGGTGGGTTAATGGCTGGATGACGCTTGCCGCCCTTATCACGCCAGGGGTTCGTCGTCGGTGCGATGCTTTCCCGTTTCCCCCGATAACGGTAGTGTCCAGGTTGTAACCAGGGGGTAGGGGGTGCTACGTTCCCCCGAGTTGATGGCTTACGGGCGGCAAGTTCTACCCCCTCTATACTTGCACCTTCACCCCAAAAGCCAGATACTAGATTCTCATCAAAACTGATGATACTCATATTCTCGGTCATGATTAACTCCTTTTCTGAGAGTGTGGTTATGATTGACCCCTCTCTCTTTTAATTCTTGATATTTCTTTCGCGGTGGGGGTTCCGCGGTGGACATATCGCTTGGCTGCGGTGATAGATGGTTTTTCACCGCGTTTGTGTTTGGGTGGACTTGGTACGTTGATGACTTGATGCCACCATGCGAGTGAGTGCTGAGGACACGAAAGCGAATTTGCGGACTTGCGAATGAGCGAATCATTTTCTTCTATTCGCTCATTCGTATATTCGCTCATTTGCTCATTTGTCCATTCGTTATTGCTTGTCTCCACGCCGTCGGTAACGTCCAGCTTCACTTCCACCATAAAGGGGTCCTCCTCGCCTAAAGGCAAAGTCTCGATTGGCTCGAATGTGCGTGTTTCGGAAGCTGATGGGTATATAGATTTGTGCATCGTTAATCGCTGCAAATCGGAGTTGGTCAACGGCAAGCCGAAAACTTCCAATGGCTTGCGCTTCTCCTCGTAAGAGCATTCGGGATAGTTCGCCTTCCATGAGATAGGACATGGCGAGGCGGTCTGCGGCAATGAGAAGTCCAGCATCAGTTGTTGCTGAATCAATCCCTATCTGTTCAAGATAAGCGTTTGCGCCATCGACCGCATTCGTTATCGCATTCTCGGTGGGCGCGTTGTGGAATGCAGTGCCCTGGTCACGAGTGAGGTCTTTGACGCGTTGAACGGTTGTGAATGCCATTTCATGCCTCTCAGGGCCTATCTCGCTTTCCAAGCCTGGGTGATGCTAAATGCTTAATGTGGTGAATGGGTAAAACCGTTGATAACTCTCGTACTTGTTTACAGAATGCGTCAAAACATGCGGTACATGCAACCTGACCCCGTGGGTTTGGGCAGTACACGGGTTCAAGGGGTATCTTTCTGCAAAAGTAACAAAAATCTATACGAGATTCCATCCTGCCTACTCCTTCTCCTCAACCATTCCCCCAGAAATCCACTGGTAGAAGTGACTTCCGATTTCTCGTTGCTTTCCAAGTCGTGCGGCATCATTTGCCCACACTCGGACAGAGACGGATGCCGCGTTGGATGCTTGGTCAATGGTCCAGGGGAGGGCGTTCGCAACTGTGTCTGAAAAGTCGATGCCGAAAGCATTGTAAGGTCCAGTCCATGCCATAAACTACCGCCCTTCAGGAGATGATATTGCGTAAAATTGCTTGAGTGGACTTGTCTTGTGATAATATTTGGACTTGTTTAATAAATTGACTCCAGCAAGGCTCACATGCAATACGCCCGTTGGGATGAGGGCAATACACCACACCCGCATCCTTTTGTTCTTCTATGGTTTTGTAGCTTCGTTTGCAAAAATAGCAGGATTCCATTGCAGTCTCCTTATGCCGCCGCCAAGAGTCCCATTAACTCTAGTTTGGCAAGTAGCGAATTGTATTTCGTTGTGATGTCTGCCAGGGTTCCGTCTGCATCCGCAATGCCCGCAGGTTGTGCGATGGGCGTCGCAGCCCACCACGCCTGCTTCTGTCCGACTGCGGTAGCCCACTTCGTTCCAGTGGTCGTGTCCAAAATAAGATCGCGTCCGTTAGGGGCAACCGCGAGGGTCACGCCTCCAGAACTCGAACGCCACTCCTGAAGGTTCGCCGTTTGTGTAGAAAATGCTTGAGCAATGAGTTGAACTGCATCCGCGGTCCCCTGAATGTGGGTCTTACCCGATGGGGTCGATGTCCCAATCCCTAGATAGCCCTGAATGAAGTTTTGAGCGGTCGCACCTTCTGAATAGAAGTTGAAGTTATTCCCAGCAATAACCCCACCGCCAGTTTGGTCTTCAATGGCGATAGCGTAATTGTTGGTGAAGGTGCCTCCACCGCTGTTGATGGGACGGTCAATAAACAGTCCATACGCGTGAGTGAGCGTACCCGCACCATAGTTCCCCATTTGGGCGTATAGGCCCCATGCACCGTTAATGGTACCAATTCCATAGTTACTTACATATCCTTCTAAACCCAGAGAGACATCCAGAATACCACTTCCATAGTGACGAGTGTCTGTATAAATCCCGTCCAGCCAACTAAAGTCTAAGGCGTTATTGGCGTGGGTCCTTGCCTCAAAGTCACCAGCATAAATGAAAGCGGTCGGTGCAACTCGGGGGTTTAGATGTAGATAACTAGCAACCCCTTCAACAAAGGTTGCTGGAAACTCAGTCATCAACTCACCAATGGCGAGTATCACCCGACTGTCTGCACCCGCGTAGAATGGATTTAAGCGATTGATTTCTGCAATGGGACCGATAGCAACATGGCTATCAAAGGTAACATCGCCATGATTTTCTATAGGACCTGTTATGGCGAGCTTACCGTAAGGGGTTTCCTTAAACCGATGGCTGATTTCATTGGTGGCTTGTTGTTGTTTCTTGAATCTTCTGAAGATTCGACCCTGTAACATTTATAGGCTCTCCATGTAGGCAATCACGGATTTATCTCTTAGGAGTTTGAGTGATTCTTCCCACTGAAACGCGCAGACCTCCTGAATCGCAGACGCTTCTCCAAGTGTTGTGAACCCTGCTGGATTGAATGCAATGGCGCATGTGGTTGCCCATGCTTCTGCCGCCGCACGGAGAGTTCCATGTTTGGCTACGGTGAAGGTTGCAACAAAGGACATTCCAATGATGCTGTTAATCATTCCTTCAGCCGTGTCAATATAGGCTTCAATGTTCGCATCTGTGAGTGTGGCATCTAGGTTTTCTGCTCGCTTCCGAACTAATGCAGCGGTCGTGTAGGTTGCCATTAGACACCATTGACTTCAGGTTGAGGACGTTTGTCCACAACTGATGTGGGCTGTCCATAAGTCGTGGGACTGGTAATTATCTCATCTAGCCCTGCGATAGCCCCCTTGGTTGCGATTTCTTGGACTTTCAACTGCTCTAGCTGTTGCGCAGCCCTGGCGATTTGTATGGCAATATCCTGAAGTTGCGTGGCAAGTTGTGTACGTCGGAACTGAATGTGTTGGATGTTGATGGTTTCCATTTTTGTGTCTCCTTTTTATCTTGAAGCGGTTGGGTATTGAGTCGTCATTTTACGCGTAATTTCTGGAAATTGCTTGACCTCTTACCGTAAGGGTCTTTGCGCCCGCAGCGCCACCTGCTTGAACCATCACCCCAATGTAGGGAATCATATCAATGGCACTGGTCAGTGCAGCACTCGTGGAGACTAGAACACCATCAATAAAAAAGCGCGCGACTCGTGCTGAATCAATATCAATAACCAGATGATAATCGGTATTTATGGCAACAACAACGCCTGAATCAACTGCATTATCCGTGTTGCTAATGCTGTCAATTGCTTGCCAGTTTCCTGCGATGACACCTTCCTCATAACGGAAGAAGGCTTGGTTGGCATCGGTTGTTGTGACGGGTGTATTGGTTAGTTTCAAACCAGCCCAGATTATCACGTCCGTGATAGATGTGCCAGTTTGGATGCGGCATTCCCATCGTGTCGATTGGTCGGTGCCCCATGTGACTTGCGTCCACGCGGTTTGATTGGCGTCCAGGTGAGGCGCGAGGATGGTTTGGTCGCTGTCCGAAGCACCAGTTGTCAGTATAATTCCGCCTTCAACTGCAAACGTGGAGCTTGCTGATGTTGCGCTGGTTCCCAATATTTCAAAATCAGGGTCAGCAATCATGCGAACAGCCTCACCCGTTCCAGCGCCACCCGACGAGCTATCTTGAATATCCGCGTTGATGCCTGGTTTTCCACGTTGCCCTGCGGCCCATGTTAATCGAAAACGGTTTGAGATTCCCTCCTGACGGTTATATCCACCTTTCACATCGAGGTCAAAGCCACCGACAATGACGAGTGTTCGTCCAGATCCCTGTCCAGTGCCGTTGAGTTTGACCACATCGGTTTCATCGGTCGCTGATGACGCAAATTCAATGAGCGTTCCACTGGTCGTCGTGGTACCCGTGTGATTGACGTAGAGCAGCCGTCCAGCCCCTGTTATCGCGGTTGCGCTTGATGCAATATGAATGCCGATGCCTGTTGTGATCGCATTCAGGTTTGAAAGTGCAAGTGTGGTGCCTGTGGTCATTGAAGCTGCGGATAGGTTCAACACCTTACCGCCAGCCAGTGCGTCAGATGCGAGAATCTGGGCAATCACAGTTTCATCATTGGCGGCAGAAAGTATCTCCGCAATCACACCATTGGTCGTTGTGACCCCAGTGTGGTCGACCAGAAGCAGTCGACCTGCTCCTGTCAGCACGGTTGCGGCGGAGTCGATGTGGACCAAGATGCCAGTTGTTTGTGTGACTCCCGTCGCGTCGATATGAAGGGCTTTCCCCGTGGTGATAGCGTCCAGATTGCTCATATCAATGCCCTTGCCTGTGGTCATCGCAGCGAGAGAAATGTCAAGTGCAACTCCTAATGCGAGCGCGGCGGTGGCGTTGATTTGGACGATGGTGGTTTCATCTGCGGCGGCTGACTTAAATTCTGTCAGAACACCAGAGACCGAGGATGCGCCAGTGTGGTCAATGAGCAGAAGCCGACCTGTTGCGGTGAGAGCGGTTGACGCTGAATCAACATGAACCAGAATCCCATCAGTCTGTGTAACCCCAGTGGCATCAACATGAATCGCCTTGCCTGTTGTTAGCGCGTCCAGGTTGGACATGTCAATACCCTTCCCTGTGGTAAGGGAAGCAGCAGATACATCAATTACATTGGACGTTGTGATGGTGCTTATGATTTGTAGGGCGTTTCCGCTTGTGGTATCCTCATTGTCAATGTAGACGCGGTCTATGTCGTCAACGCGCGGCTTGGCGGGAAGTGAGTCAGTCCCAACCCCACCTGCTAACCATGCCTTGACTTGGTCTAAGGAGGAAGCGCGAATTAGCCCTTCGTTGTATGCTCCTAATGCCATGATTATTCCTCCTTATGCCGAAAAGTCGACGACCCCGCTGCTGTCGGGAAAAAGTTTGTAGAAGGCCCATCGGGCGTGAATGGCAATCTGCTCCCAAATCATCTCGAGCACCTTGTCGGTGTTAATGGTGATGGGAGTTTCCTCAACTCGTGCGATTGCCCACCGTGAATCGAAGAAGCCAAGGTGGTCAGCATCCGCGGGTGGATTGGGTGATGTGAGTAGGTATCCTAATGGAGTGGCGAGTGGGCCGTCCTGCGAGAGTAATTCCCTCAGCGTGGTGTCGCGTTCATTCGCACCTGAGAACTGAGAGAGCGTGAGAAAGTCGATCAGCGAATCGGACTCTCCAATCCAATGTGTCACCTTGAATCCACCTTCATTCATGCGCACGATCGCGGTGATGAGGTCTTTGAACACAAGCGTTCCAGCGCCACCGCCTCCACTAATCTGAAGTCGGGTTGGAGGGGCACCACTCACGCCGTCGCCGACGTCTATAATCTCGAAGATGTTTCCGCGATCGTCCCATGCCATCTGAAGCCCGAGGAAGATGAATATCATTCGGAGTTCTTGCATGGTGGCGTATTTGACAAAGGCGTCCTCAAAGACGAGGTTGCGTCCGAAGGTGCCGATGTTGACGGTCTTATCACGATATCCAATCTTGGTAGTGGGAAGCCCCTGGGCTCCAACAGCACCTAATCGCTTGGCGTCGGTTGTCGTGGGAGGGGCTTGTGCGGCAGCACCCGCGGCGGTTTGTCCCTCCAGGTAGAGGGGATGGGCGGTTAATCCAACGGTGCGGCGGTCAATGGCAAAGAGTCCCATGCTCCCACTGCCCATCAAGATTCCTTCACGAATCCAGCGAAGGATCATGGCGGGCCCGAGAATCATGGCGGGGCCTGCATAAAACTGATCGACTGTCATTTGGGAAAGATTCTGTCCAAGTGCATAAAGACAGCGTTCCATTGCATCGAGTGGAGCAATAATCTGACCCTCCAGATTTCGGGGGGAGGGGTCCATGTCTTCTAAGGTTTCCCACGGATACATCCCTTTGTCTTTAGCCGTGTGATAGAGCTCGGTGGAGCGGGTTTGTGACCAGTGCTTCACGGTGTCCGCGAGTTTCTGTGCGCCTGTCATATCAAGTGACATCATGTAGGTGTTCTCAACATTTCCGTACAATGTGTTGAGCATGCCCTGGGTTTGTTTGATGCGTTGTGCATATTCTGTGAATGGTTGTCGCAATGTGTGTTCCTCCTTAAACCCACAAGATACGACAGTATGAATCGGTCGTATTCTTGTAAATGACATGCCCGCGTCCAATGTTACGTTGTCCTGCGGAAATTGTGGGAGTGGCTATAGCCTGTTTCACTGTGCCGTCACCTTTTGACTGTATGGCATCTCCAACATCAGGGTCTTCGGATGCGGCGGCGTAAGCGACATCACTGGAGATACCTAGAATGAGAACATCTGCGACCGCGCCGTCCTCACTGATGTCCTCGATGAACCCGAAGGCGGGGTCTCCATCTGCGCCCTTCCCGACGGTTGGTGTATTGCCTGTTGATTCGAGGACTGCGCATATTTTTCTGTCGTCTAAATCGGTCTCGACGAACTCTCGAACGCTGGCGGTTCTGATAATCTCAACTGCAAAATAGGCGACTTTATCTCCTTCGGGTTGGGGACTTCTCACCTTATCGGCGGTTCCTGCTGTATCTGCCCATGTTGGCATCGTGTTATCCTCCTTGTGGAATTGCGGAATTGAAGAAGGATCGCTTCCAATCCGAAATCGTCAATCCTCAATTCTTCATAATAGGGTGGTGCATGTTTCTAAGTGTTTGACCTTATGAGGGTTCTTCTGTGCCCAGTGACGAAACTTCTCTCGTTCCTTCGGGATACCAAGCCTCATGCAGAGTTTTCCTTTGTGTGTTCGGAAGAAGCCGTCCACCTCCAGATACTCGTTGCGTAGGAGTACAATGTCTCCTTTCTCGATTCGCATCACTGTATCTGTGTGAGTGGGCTTGTTCTCTGTTAAGAACCCTTTGATTCGCTGGGCCATTGTAATTATGAATGTTAAATGATGAATGATGAATGAAAAACATTGAACATTCAGCATTGAGCATTTCTTCCTCATACTCGAAATCCTTGCAGTTTTGCTAGGTTGAGTGGACGGGTCAGGGCTTCTACCCCATCTGCGGGCTGGCTTATTCGGATGGCAGGCCCCCAGCTCTCCTCAAGTTGTTTCGTGATCGTTGTCATCTCTGCATCGAGTTCGTCAAACGTGAGCTTCTCTGCGCGGGTCTTGAATGCCTCGACTGCTAATTTATCATGTCCAACTAACTCGTGTTTGCCAACAATTTGTGAGACTAACTTTTTATGACGGGTGTTGACTGTGGCTTGAAGTGTGTCTCGTTCTGTGGTTAGCAGCGTAAAGAGAGTGTCGGTTTTTTCTTTCTCGGATTTTATCGTATCCCTTTCGGTCTCAAGTGTCTTGATGGTTGTGAGACTTGTGGTGAGATCGGTGGTTAGCTTCTCAACTTTTTGTTTCTCGGCAACCAACTTTTCAATTTGAGATTGTGCATTCTTGAGATTGACTTCTTCTAAGTCAAGTGAGGTGCATAACTGAGTCAGTGCTTCTTCTTGGCTTTCAATGCAACGAGCTAATCCCTCAATGTCGAGAACGGTTGTATCGTTGTTCTCGATTTGTTCCAGGTGATCTAATGCTTGCTCGGCGGTTATAACCTTTTTCTGTTTTGCTTTCTTGGTATTCACACGCTCTACTCCTTTCAGATGTTGGTTTAGGTGTGCCCTTACGATGCTTGTGGCACTGGCAGGAAGTTTGACTTTCTGTCCCATGAGTCCTGCCCCCATGGCTTGAAGGGCAAGTTGAACTCCTGTTGGGTGTGCCCAGAGTTTTCCTTCAGATTCCCAATGGTGGGGTAACTTCCACTCTGACTTGGGAAGGTAGAGAGCCTTTTTTTCTGTCATCTTCCCAGCAAGCATCATCGCATGAGGATAGGCAAAGGCTTCTATTGGAAGGGTTGACTTGTTGACGCTTCCCCATATAGGCGATTTGTCCTTTATGCTGTAGTGTGCCATAATACCCTCATGTTTGTTAAATGAGACGAATTATCACACTTAATTATATGAATGGTGTGGGGTGATGTCAAGAAAAAAGTGTGATTTTTATTTGACGCGGCTTTTTTTTGGCTTTTTTATCACGATATATGTTATCATATTGTGCCTAGAGAAAGGAGGATTTACAAAAAGAATGGAAAACTTGATGACGTGTACTGCTGCGGCGAAACGGGTGGGGATTACCAAAGGGACTGTCTCCCTCTGGATGAAGCGCGGGCTGATAACACCTAAAATGGTGGTCGGGCCCTGTCTGCTTATTGATGTAACTGAGCTTTCGCAAGTGGCACGTCAATTGCGGGAACAGGAAGCACGAGGCTCTCCTCGGCTTGGAGAGCGGAAATAAAAAAGCCCTGGCATCTTTGCTTTCCAGGGCGATTTTCAGTTGTTGTGTTTCTTTTTGAATTTGTGTTACAATTAAGAAGGCTTAGGGCTTTCCTCCATAAGCCAACTTGTCTATCCATTAACCTGCGTTGGTATAGGAATTGTACCATAAATCCTGTACTGGCGCAACCTGAAAGGATTTATGATGGAACCTATTATGAACCCTGTTGAGCGGTTCTTAACCTTACTTTCCCATATTGAAGCGGGCGGGTGTACTGAAATTCGTATCATACCGAAGACCTCCTACGTTGTGGTAAACGGTAGGCGTGAATACGTTGGCAAGGTCGTTGCGGGCTATTACACTGATTACGAAAAAGCCGCCCGTAACATTGCGCCGTTTGATGGCAAGGCTGCGATTTACGCCACGCTCAACCCGTGCGACCTGAAGCTGATGCGCCGCTCGCATAACAAACTCGCGTTCGGGGTCAAAGTCACCGCAAAGGACGAGGACATCATTTCTATCCTGTGGTTCCCCTTTGATGTGGACCCCATCCGACCTGCTGACACCCCTTCCTCTGACAACGAACTTGCCCTCGCGCTTGCCTGTCGCGACCGTATCATCTGTGAAGTCTTTGAACCGCACGGCGTGCCTGTCATTCCTGCTATGAGTGGAAACGGTGCGCACGGACTCATTCCCCTAATCGGCTATTCCAATACCCCAGAGACGCAAGCCAAGATGAAACGTCTGTTAGACTGGCTGGCTGACACGTTTAGTAATGACCTTGTATCCGTAGACCGCACCGTTGGCAACCCTTCACGGATATGGAAGGTTTACGGTACGCTCGCCGTCAAGGGAGATAACACCCCCGACGCCCCGCATCGACGGGCATCTCTTGAACCGCCTAAAATGATTGAACGCGTCGATCTATCCGCGATCATCGATCTTCTTATCCCTTCCAGCTTCCAGTTACCCGTCACTGCTCACCACTCACCACTCACTGCTCACCACTCACCACTCACCACTCACCCGTCTCGTGGTGAATACCCACGACTCGACGTTGACCGCTACCTTGCTCACTATAGCATCGAAGCCAAGCGACGCGATAAAGGAAGCGATGTCGTGTGGCGAATGGATTGCCCGTTTAATCCAGACCATCGAGGGGATGCGCAGCTACAACAGGAAGCCAGTGGACGGCTTGGCTTTGTGTGTCCTCATGATTCGTGTCGGGGTCGGAATTGGATGGACTTTCGTGGGGTTTATGACCCCACACCGTTCTTTGAAGGGAGTTCTAAACGTTCTTCTGGAAGAACAAAAACAGCCCGCCCTACCGATGATTCCACTCGGGATAGGGTGGTGGATACCCCTAAGCCCAATAACGTCACCAGGGACGATTTAGGGACAGCGCAAGCGACGACTGTCCCTAAATCGGACGATATACAGTTTTCGGATGGGTGGCGGGCGAAGCAACTCGTTAAGTCGCACGGGGTCGATCTGCATTTCTGTGGGGATTGGGATAAGTGGCTGATTTGGGATGGCAAACGATGGCGGACGGATCGTACCCTTGAAATTATGAGACGAGCGAAATCGGTCACAGTGAAGATGTTGAGAGATGCTGCTGACGCACTCGAGTCAGGTGATGATGTGAGTGCGAAGTTTATTCGGGCTCAGGCAAAGATAGCGGATACCCGTGCCAAGTATGAGGCGATGATTTCGTTGGCTAAATCAGAGCATGGGATTGCTATCATCCCTGAATCTCTGGATGTTGACCCGTGGAGGCTGACGGTAGAGAATGGGACGGTTGACCTCCAGATGGGTGAGCTGGTCACGTACCAACGGGAGCATCTTATAACAAGACTTGCGCCTGTGACGTATGATGCGACTGCAAAATGCCCGCGTTGGATGGACGCGATGAATTTGTGGATGGATGGGAATGCGGAAGTTATTGACTTTCTACAGTGCGCGGTCGGCTATTCCTTGACGGGACGCATTCATGAGCAGGTTTTGATGATTCTGTATGGTGAGGGCGCGAATGGAAAGACTGTCTTTCTTGAGACACTGATGGGGATGCTCGGTGAATATGCGCGCCACTCTGAACCTGACCTCCTCATCATGCGCCGACATGAGAATCACCCAACGGGGCTTGCTGATTTGGTGGGGGCTCGGTTTGTAGCAACAACCGAAATTGGAGAGTTTGCGCGCCTCCACGAGCCATTAGTCAAGCGATTGACGGGTGGGGATAAAATGAAAGCTCGCTACATGTACCAAAATTGGTTTGAGTTTGAACCTACCCACAAGCTGTGGATTGGTACGAATCACAAGCCGATTATCCGCGGGACTGATTACGGAATATGGAGACGCATCCGATTGGTTCCGTTTCTTGTAGAGATTTCTGAACGAGAACAAATCCCACGGGCGATTTTACTTGAGTTGCTTAGGAAAGAATGGCCAGGTATCCTGAATTGGGCAATTGAGGGGTGTCTGAAATGGCAAGTTGATGGTTTGCCAATGTCGGATTCCATTCGGTCAGCAACACAAGCGTATCGGGAGCAGATGGATATTGTTGGGCGGTTCATTGAAGAACGGTGTGAACTGGATGGTGAGTCTCAAGCAACCGCGTTGTATCAAGCATTTAAGGGGTGGTGCGAACATGGAGGTGAGTTTGCTATCTCGCAGCGTGTCTTTGGGGAAAAACTCGCCGCGCAGGGGTTGGAAAAAGTCCGCTCTGGGGCGAAAAGTATCGTGTGGAAGGGTATACAGTTGGCAGTTAGTGTACCTTTGGAACAACCCTACACTGGTCACGTGGGCAATGGCCATGCGGGTTCAGAGCTGATTTGATTTTAGTGTAGTGTACTTTTTGCCAGCCCTTTTGAGCTCCTGGGTCCTCGCGTTGTAGTGGGGGCAAAAGGTACACTAAGGTACACTAAAATGTTGCTTATACCCTCTAGGATGTAGATGCCGCGTGGCTTTGAGGTTAGTGTACGATCACACACAAAGGTACACTCATCGTATACAAAGGAATTGTGCGAAGCCGTCTTTCAGAATGAAGAAGGCGAACCTGTATGCGTGAATGCGGGGGGCTAAAAATGAAACTTCTCGATCTGTTCTGCTGGAGGCGCTGCTGTCTTTTCTCCTAACACTCCTAACATGCCCAGCGGCTCATAGCAGATATGCAGGAAATTGTAAGGCTTTTTGCAAATGAAACGAGGGGTTAAGGAGGGGATTTGATGATACCTGAAACTAACCGACTTCTGCTTGTCCTTCGCCAGTGGGAAGCTGATGGGCTAACCCTCTCTGTCGAGGGTGACAAAATCCGCACGAGTCGTGCGCTCACTGATGCCGAGCGTGAGCTTATCACTGAGATCAAATCAGAACTGCTGGCGATTATTCCTACAATGAGTTTCTTATCAAAGGCAAATTGCATCCCATTCCTGCGTGAATCTTATCAGAATGAGGTCCGCAGGGCGGGAGAACGCATTAAAGAAAAGGAGGTGGGAAATGATGGGTGATGAATGCTTAATGATAAGTGGGAAAACCGAAGCCGTCTTTCAGAATGAAGAAGGCGAAGCCGTCTTGCTGAAAGAAGAAGGCGAAGCCGTCTTTCAGAATGAAGAAGGCGAAGCAATGATCCGAATCTCGGTGGTGAAGGGAACGATAACCTGTCCATTTTGCCTTTTGGAATATGATGTGTCCTCCGTTCAGGGGTTCGCCTCGTTCCTTGACCACTCATGCTTTTCAGAGTTGGCTGTATCACAAAGCACGAATAAGCGAATGGGCGGACAAGATTCGCAGATTCGCTTGCTCGGAGAAATCGGAAGGCGGGCAGGCATGCGGTGTGAATTTTATTGACACGGCTTGATATGATGTTGTATAATACTGATATGATACAATTCCAAACATCATTCACCGACACGCAATACACGCAACTCAAAGACCTGTCGAAAGAGACGGGCATCCCGATAGCAGAGGCTATCCGTCGAGCGGTGGATCAGTACCTCGACCTAATTCTAGCTGTGCGCCAGTCCAGCCTACGCTATTGCCCGCCTGAGATGCCCTTGATGCACACCACGGAGGAGCCTGATGATGCAAGCAACCATTAACAAAATCGCCATCACCCCCGCGCAACTTGCGGAGGATGGCACTATCAAGAAACCCGAATTTGTGCGACTCATCCTTGACGTCGGCTTGGATACCCCCGAGCAGGTGTCAGATGTCGTCGGCCTCTTTCACTTCCTGCGCGGCGAGAGGTTTGATATTACGGTTGAGGCCCAACAGTTACGGTTTACGGGCATGGCTTAAACCCCTGCATCGGATACGTGGCCAACCTACTAGAAACGCTGAGGACCCGAAAAGAGGCACGAAAGGAGCCAGTCAATGTGTGATTATTATCGTCGCAAAGCCCGTGATACCTCACTCGAAATCTTATGCCGCCTCGCTATATGGGGCGCGGGTATCTCCCTCTCTCTTGGAGTATGGTACGGAGTCATTTCCCTAATACGGAGGTTGTTCTGAATGTGCGATTATCGGCGTGGAAGGTGCCAGACGGTTGGGTACACAGCCCCTCTCGGCACAATCGCTTTAATGGAGGTATAGAAATGAAACCCCAATCTGAAACAGTGTCCGAAGATCTTACACAACAGCTTTTACAATCGCCCGTGAAAATCACCTATAAGCTTTCAGCTTCCCAGATGTGGCTCATTGATATCTCAATTATTGTAGACAACTGGATTCGCAAAATGAGTCAGGACGGTTTTCTGGAGGAGCTTAACGTGGAAGGTGGTTGTTTTTCTCAATATGACCATGTCCTTAAAGCCATTGAGAGGCTGGAAGAAACATCACTCTGGCTCAACCGTGCTATAAAAAAGTCACATGAGTAGAAATCGCCATGCAAATCTCAATCATTGACCATGGACCCCTAAAGGCGAAGGTGTCCATCGTAATTGATGGGCAATCCATCGCGTTCCCCGAAACTAGCTATCCCAAGCTGGTCGATCTCATGCTTGTCCTGGGTGCTTCTGTGAGTGAGCAGCCTGGACGCGGTGAAAGCCACTGGATACTTGACATCGACCCCGTGCGTGAGAGGGCGTTAGCGGCTGACCATGCTAACGCCCAGATGTCTATCGAACTGGAGGAGGCGCGTTTTGCTTTCCAGCAGATGTCGGAGAAGTTACAGGGCGAGGTGGATAGGCTGCTGGATGAATTGGAGACGTCAACTGCCCGTGCTGTTTCTGATGCCGCGTTCGCAAAAGACCGCATTGACACCCTAGAATGCCTGCTTGCGGGTGCAGTCAACGAACGGCAGGCGATACGCAGCGTGTCCCGATGGCGTCGGCTCCTGTGGGCTTGGGGGGGTCGTGATTGAACTCAGAAATGAAGAAATGCTGAATGCTAAAGAAATGCTGAATGATAAATGATGAGTGTTGAATGCTGAATTTATCATTTATCATTCAGCATTTCCTCACTCTACGGAAGGACTCAATGGAAGATTTTGTCGAAACAGCAGAGCGCATCATACATGAATCTGGACTCCTCTTTAATTTCTGGTTTAGGTGGGAGGAAAAAGATAAGGTTCAGATTGATGGTTTGGCATCATTCGCTGAACTCAAGTGTTTGGTGAATATCATGGAGCTTTGTCAGCCACCCCAGGCTGTGATTGATGCTCCTGAAGGATAAAAAAAGCGTGAAGTTTTACCTGGACAGAAATAAGCAAACTCAATTCCTGAAGTCGCAGGCAATGAATGAGAAAGCCGTTAATGCCTGTCTGAAGGATGGGATGCGTCGCTTCATCAAGCCGATGCTTCAGATGCAAACGACGCGAATTGGGAATATCCAACTGACTGTCATCCTGCATTCTAAGCGCGGAGAAATCCGCGTTGCGGATATTGGCTGGTTAAAGCGATTTCTGCAAGGGAAGGGCTGGACGTATAGGAGAGATGTACTGTCTTGCGTGGGGGTATGGGAAGGGGTGTTTGAAAGGTTGTGACTGAAATGATGAACCTTCCAGTGATTGTTGATACATCAGATGACCTGTTGCAGCTTGATGCCCGAATCATAGACTATCTCACGGTACACGATGGTAAGAGTGGGTTGATGGAGCGGTCACGGGAAACGTATTGTGAGGTGGTTGCTTGCTTTAACGCGTTTCTCACAGAGCATGGTCTTTCGGTGGGTGAGGAGAGCTTGCGTCTGTACTTCAATGGGTTACGGTGGAAGTTCTCGCCGAGTAGTCTGAACCTCCACAAATATGCCCTTCTCAAGGTCATTCGCGCTCAAGTGGGGGGGGATAGTCGAAGTCGTCGCTTGATCGTTGAGAAGGTGTTTGAGCAGATACCCACGTATCGGACTGAGAAGTCGATACGGCGTGATATGTGCTTGACGGAAGACCAGGTGATGTCTCTCATCGCGGTCGCATCTGAAAAGACGCAAGTGATTCTTCGCTTTCTGTTTAAGACGGGGTGCCGTGTCACGGAGATGGTGACAGCACGCGTAAAGGATTGTGAGGTGAGCGATGACCGCGTGCGCGTCCTGGTCTGGGGCAAGGGACGGAAGCCTCGTCATCTGGAGATACCGTGTGACTTGTATGATGACATCCGATACGCGTACCCTGGACTGGTGCCTCGTACCTGGCTCTTTGAGAAGAAAGACGGTGAACCGTTATCTCGTAATGGTGTGTTCAAGGTGATTAAGCGGGTGGGTTGTAAGATGGGTCTGAACATCAGTCCTCACACCATGCGCCACAGTCGGGCGACTGACCTTCATATCGTGAAGGGTGTGAGCCTCACGGCAACGAGTCGCTTTCTGGGACATGCGGACCCTAGCATCACGGCGAAGATGTATGTCCATGACGATGTTGATTATGATGCGGTGTGGGAGAAGGATAGGGTGTGAAGTTCTTGCCCTGGTCAAACGTGGTGAGTCTGGTGGGTGATAAGCGAGTGGGTGCGCGAGAGAGATATAGCCAGAGTAGCTCAGTGAGACAGAAGAAGTGTGCTGACGTCCGTAACGTTAGAAGTGAACGATGGTGAGTGAAAGCAAGCAAGGAAGGAAGAGAGACAGACAGAGAGAGACCGAGAAACA